ATGTGGACGGTAACACGGCCAGCCGCGACGCAGGCATTGTCGGTAGCGTCAGCAATGCCATTGCCAACTTCTTTGCGTTTTCAGATCAGCGCGTCACGTTTGCTGTTGGCGAAACGAAAACAATGGCCGCGATTACCGAGACCCGGAAGACCGCCGCGGATGCCACAAGCGCTGTAGCTGAGCAGGTTACGACGCTTAAGGCCACGGTTGAGCAAAACGGCCAGACCAACGCCGCCGCCATTACGCGTATTGATAAAGCCGTTACGGATCTGGAGAGCGCCACGGCAACCAGTATTCAGCAGGTGACTGCGTCGATTGGGCAAACCAACGCTAACGTTCAGACGACCAGCCAGGCTGTTGCTGACATCAACGGTAAGCTGAACGCGCAATGGGGCGTTAAAGTCCAGGTGGAAGCGAACGGTGTCAAACGCATCGCGGGTATTCAGCTGGGCATTGATGCCTCCGGCTCCTCAAACTTCCTGATATCTGCTGACACGTTCGCGGTTTATAACCCGACGACCAGAGGGCAGGAACTGGTGTTTGCTTCGACCGGCGGCCAGATGTTCATGCGTTCGGTGTTCATCCAGGACGGTTCCATAGACAACGGCAAGATCGGGAATTACATCCAGTCCAGCAACTGGGACGGGACCGGCAATGTCGGCTGGCATATCAATAAATCCGGGTATGCCACGTTTAACGGCGTGACCGTTCGCGGGACGATCTATGCCACTGACGGGAGCTTTAAAGGCAGGGTTGAAGCGACCAGTGGGAGCTTTAAGGGCACGGTTGAAGCGACAAACTTCATTGGTGATGTGGCTAACGTTGGTGTGTCTTCAGACACTTACGTTTCAGGCGGAGGTGTGGCAACCAATACCATAACGTTCACTGACTCCTCATCATCATCACTGAATAAGTCAGCTCTGCTTGAGGCGATGATTACAGCGTCATCTATTCAAGGGGAAGGCCTGGTAAGCATTACCCTTAACATTAACGGCGATGTCCGGGACCTGGGCTCTGTCTACATTCCTGCAGGAACCGGCGGGCTACGGATAACCGTACGCCATGCTGTTCGAAACATTACGGCAAACGTGATTAAAGGAACGATTACGGTTACTGGCACTGGAACGGCAAGTAAGCGCATTGCCGCTCCGACACTGACCATTACGCGCGGTACCGGCTCCTTCTCCTAATCTCCACAACCTCAGAACCTCAAACCCAGCTCCGGCTGGGTTTTTCATTTTAAGGACATCACGAATGGCCACACTTGATGACGATTTAGCGAAAGCCGTCACAGAAGGATTTCGCCTGGCGCAAGGCAGTATCATCAACCAGGACCTGATTTTATCGGGCACCGGTGACGTCACCGTAACCCTGGCAGACGGTTCGAAAAAGACGGGTCCCAGTTGGACGAAGCTGATCGCCCAGGCGGGTGCGGCAGGTGCCAGCGCTGCTGCAGCCAAAACCAGCGAAACAAACGCTCTTGCTTCAAAAAACGCAGCAGCACAAAGCGCCACGAATGCGGCAACGTCTGAGGGTAACGCACTCGCATCGAAGAATGCCGCCAAAACCTCCGAGACGAACGCGAAAACGTCTGAGACGAATGCCAAAACGTCGGAGACCAATGCTGCTAATAGCGCAAGCAGTGCCGCAGCATCACTGGCCGCAGCGCAGCAGCTGACGTCTGTACCTTACGAGGAGGCTCCGTTCCCTGACGTCTGGTTACCGCTGAATGATGACCTCCGCCTGCTGGCTGGGTCCGCGCCGTATGACCGGCAGACAATTTCCGGGCAGGTCCTGGAGCTTCAAACAAAGTCAGCGACCTTTACCAGATCTACAACCGCAATGTATAGGGATAAATCAAATGTCCTACAAGTTGCGGACATTAACGAGCCTAGGTTCGAACTTGAGGGCTTATTAATAGAGGGGGCCAGCTCTAACTTATATACTTATTCTGAACAGTGGGGTGCAGGCCAACGCATCACCACTACAAATAACGCCGGTGACTCTCCTCGTGGCGATAAAACGATGGCGTTATTAGTTGAGGACACTAATAATTCTGAACACTATCCGCAAGACCGTAATATTGCGTTAACAGCAGGAACAACCTACTGCTATTCGGTTTTCATAAAAGCTCACACAAACCCACGTAATCTATATCTGCGTGTCGTAGCTGGTAGTACAGCCGGTGTTTTCTTCGACCCTGTAGCGGGCGCTTGGGCCGGGAGTGGTAGTGGTGCCCAGTTTGTTGACCGTGGATTCGAAGTTTTTAGTAATGGTGTCTATCGTGTCTGGATGACATTTACTGCTGCGACTAGCCAGAGTACAGTTATTCGACTTCAACTAGCGAATGGGCTTTCTTCGAGTTACACCGGGGACGGTGTATCAGGTTTATATGTCTGGGGCGCGCAACTAGAGGCCGTGCCAGTGATGACCAGTTATATTCCAACAGCAGCCTCAGCTGTAACAAGAGCCGCTGATAAACTCTCATTACAACCGTCTGGTAATGTTGGGTATCAACTACTCGGGGATGCGTTCAACAGGACACTGGCATTTGAAATCGCTATTAATAGATATGTCACGCCCAGTAATAATTACGCTGACCTTATCATGGCGATCGGCTCCAACAACGATATTATATTCAGGGCGGGAGCATCTACCCTTTTCACATATATTGGTGGGAGCGGGCCATCTCTACCAGTTACATACCCAATCGATAGAAAAGTTTACGCACAATCTGTAGATGCCAACAATACGACTAGCATGTACTTCGATGGGAAAATTAACAGCAGGACGGTAGCACCAGTAAATCCAGCTTCTAAACCGACGAGCATTGATATACAAGGGCGCCCGAACGTTGTTTACCACATTCGCAACTTCCGTATCTGGCACCGCCTGCTAACTCTTAACCAAATTAATGGACTCCGCTAATGAGAGACTTATATCTGCGCTTTAATGACGCCGACAAAATGCGCACGCAACTAATCGCGGCGGGGTTTGTGGATGATGAGGTGCAGGGTGGTTTATATCACCCTGATATCAGCCTGGATATCGTCGGCGTTATCACTGTTCCTGCTGAAGTTATCAATCCCGGTGAAGAAAACGAAGTTATCAAGTACACCACCGAACCCGGCTATCACGTCAATTTGCGGGTCATGAATGACTCTCTCGATTTATCCGGGCTGAACGACTTTGTGGTTACACCGAAAACACCGGCTCGCGTGTGGGCGTAAGGAGTTAAATCATGGCTAAAAGAATTGATTCAATTGTATTAAGCGGCACCGAGAATAAATTTACCGTAGCGACAAAAGTCGAAACCAGCCCTGCTAACGGTGCGCGGGCAGACGGTGGCACCGTCTTATCAAGCTTTGAAGTCGGCGGCGTACAGGTTACAGCCACTTCGTTTCAGGTTTTGAAAGCGGTTGGCGAATTACATTCAACCGGACGCATTACCGTTTTCAATAAAGGCACTGGCGGGATCGGCGGCGCGGAAGAGAAAGGCTATTTTGATTTTGGAAGTAATGGCGATTTCAGCATGGCCGGCACGATTACCGCCGGGGGGTTGCATACTACCGGCGATATCGCTTGTGATGGCTCCGCAAATTTCGAGGGCAGCGCTTTAGTGAAAGCTGGTCGTAATACAGGAGTCAAACCCTGGCAGTCTGCATCTAACAACTTCATCTATATGTCCAACACCACGAACGACACCGCGCAAGGTTCTTTTGTCAATGTGATCACTGGTGGATGGTACAATGCAGGCTGGCAGTTAGGCGGGGTTCGAGGCTCAGGGATTGATCTCTCGCAAGTACAGCTAAACGTAAACGGCGGCGGAGCCAGCGGCAAGGCCTTTGTTTTTGGCGCAAACGGCGTCGCCAGTTGCCAGCAGTGGGCTGATACTTCTGATGAACGGTTGAAATATGACATTGAGGTTATTACCGATCCCCTGGAGAAGATGGGCCAGTTCCACGGCGTAACGTTCGCGTATAAGAATGGCGGGCTGAGGGCGGCTGGCTACATCGCGCAGGAGGTGCAGAAGGTATTGCCCGAGGCGGTGAAGGAAGGCAGCGACGGCTATTTATCCCTGAACACTGGCGGGGTGGCGGCGATACACCATGAGGCTATCCTGGCCCTGTTGGTGCGCGTCGAGTATCTGGAAGCCAGGCTTGGTTTGCAGCCAGGCGAGGAAGTAGTTTCAGAGTAGAAGGCTGAACAATCGATGTTCAGCAGTAATTATTAACAGGCAAAGCCTCCTTGCCCTGGACTCTCTTTAAAACTACTGTATAAATACACAGTAATAATAAATGAGAGGTCATCATGCCCCGCAAATCAGACATTAACGCGGCTTTTACCGCGGCGATACAGCTAAACCCGAAAGGGTATCAATGCCTTCATACAGAAGACTTCATCCGTGAGCTGCGCACCAGGAACTGGCATTTCACGCAGGCTGATGCGAATGAATGGATCGAGCAGTACCAGACTTGCTTCGTAGACAAGACGCCGGACGGTAGCCAAAACAGGTTGTGGATGATGCGCAACATGGGGAGGGTGCTCTGATGGGTTTTCCCTCTCCCGCGGCTGATTACGTAGCCCCTCGTTTATCTCCGGAAATTATCTGCGGCATAGGCATCGACAGCAGAATCATTGAGACGTCATCCGGGTTTGCGGTGATCGAGCCGGTCACCCGACTTGTGCAGGGGCAGGTTCTGCTGATCCTTAGTGGCGGTCAGACGCAATTTGCACGATTTCTGGGAAAAGCATTAATCACAGAGGACGGCGAGGCGATAGAAGGCGACGCAGCGGAAGAAGTCGAGGTTATGGGGCGAGTAACTTTCTTCATCAACAGCACAGACGCTGATGAAAGCCCTGTGTAAATGCAGCCTATAAAAAAGCCCGCACGGGAGCGGGCATAACTCCCTTAGTTTTGTTATCAATCCTGCGTTCATGACGCAGGTAAGTAACATATCGGCAGCATTTGCCATTACTTTAATAGCGCACTTCAGATATTTCGACTGATACAACGTCACAAGCGGAAATGGGGAGCAGGTACTGCATATCCTGTCCGGTGCCCGGAAGCAGTTCGCAAAGTAAAGGGGTATGGCGTTAATCACGGATGATGACGAAGCGATCGAGGGTGAGGCGGCGGAAGAGGTGGAGGTGCTGGGGCGGGTGACGTTCTTCATCAACAGCGCGAACGCTGATGATAAGTCTCCGGTGTAAAAAGCGGTGCGCACCTGTAAGTCCTACAACGGATCGGTGGTGATATTGCCGCAGAGGTCGGGGCGGGTAAAGAGGCAGTCGTGATTTCTGGAAGGGGCTACGCAAAGTTTAGTATCACCTGACGGCCGTAACGCTCGCTGTTTGACAAGCGTTTTACCATCATTTTGCCATCTTTTTACCATCGGCAAATCGCAGATACAAAAAAACCAACCTCAATGGGTTGGTTTTTAGAGAATTTTGGTCGGCATGAGAGGATTTTAACCATCGCCCCATGACAGCACGCTACCATGATAATCAAGGCGCTGCGGACCCTAAAATAATTTTCCATAGTCCACGATATCCATCTACAGACCATCCACCATGCATAACTCTCCCTACACGCTGCGTGTGTCCGGTGATTCCATGATCGGCGGCGGTATTCTCGATGGCTCTTTTCTTCTCGTCGACTTCAGCCTTACACCCCAGCATAACGATATTGTCGTCAGTAACATTGTGGGCGTGTCTGGTTTCTACAAAGATTCCCGCACAACGGGCGGGAATCGGGTAAGCTTGAACGGCATGAAATTGCCGCGCTAGTTTAAAAAGGGATAAACTTTAAAAGAAGCCCATAAGTCATTGTTAAGTGCCAGCAAACCTACGGAGATATAGGATAATATCGCTAGTGCTCCTGTAAAATAAAGTATTGTTTTCTTTATCTTTTTCCACAGGATTAGGGCTGGAATGGAAATTACGGCTATCACACCCATCTGATAAATAAATTGTTTGGCAATGTCACCATCACTCCAAGGGTATATAAAAACATAAGGGGCAAAAAGTATTAAATGGACAACTCTAAGTATAAACCCTATACATGCCCCAGGTATTGCAAAAAAGCCCCCGGCGCTTTGTAATAAAAAACTTGCCCTCAGGCCGGGAATAAGAATAAAAAAATTAAGAATAGCCCAGAATATTAATATTATCGTGGCATAGCCAAAAAGAGTGCTTAGTCCAGATTGACCGGCAACTGCTGTAAACTGTGGCGTCTGGTAAGACTGGCTCGGCTGACTAACTGATTTGCTGGCATCACATGCCCTTTGCCAGCTCTCTGCATTTTTTGCCTGCCATCCATGATCATACTGTGTAAACGGCCTGTCACTGGTAACATACTTGCCTTCATCATCTTGCCTAACACCCATATTTAAGCCCCATTATTTTTATTCATGCCGATATGTGTAGTTGTACGACTTATACTTAACGGAATGTCCGATCCCGTTGTTGTTACACTTGAAATGATAACGCAATATGGCCTATAAGGAAGAGAACAATTACAGCAACCATTTCCTCCAGCATGCGGTTCAGCTTTTCCCGATCGCTTTTGCTGGCATCGCTATTCAAGCCGTTCGCCTGCATCGATTTGTACGGCGGGCGAACGCAATTTGCGAAGCTCAGGAGAAAGGCATTAATCACGGATGATGGCGAAGCGATCGAGGGAACAGCTGCGGATGAGGTTGAAGTGCTGGGGCGGGTGACTTTCTTCATCAACAGCACAGATGTGGATGACATACCCACTATATGAGGCTGTAGCGCTCATCAAACCCAAGGAATTATGTTCTGCAAAACTATTTTTTAATATCCAAAAATCAACAGCTTAAATAGTTGGTATTTATCGATAAATTTAGCGCTGAATTTCGTGAAAAGTTCTTATGCATCAGTCTGATAATTTAATATCAGAATACTACCGGTCTGGTACATGGATATCGACACCGAAGTGCGCTTTAAGGCGGGGGATCAGCAGCAAAATATCAATACCCGTCTGGATCCGTGGGTGTTTATGTTCTCGGCGGGATATCGCTTCTGACGTAAAAAAGGCCCCGAAGGGCCTTTTTTATTTATCTACGACCCAGCAACAGGCCGAGGACAATACCTACTGCGCCTGCGGCAATCAGGCCGGTAAGGGGATTATTTTTCACTGCATCGGTAACATCAGTCACTACGTCACTTGCCTGCGCGGCATATTTGCGCCCGGCACCTTTTAACTGATGTTTTGGCGAATCAACAAATTCACCAAACTGCTGCTGCGCAGCACCAGCCGCCTCATCCAGCTTGTTCTTCGCTTTTTCACCAGCATATTGTGCATCATTATCAAGATTTTGGTCTGACATAACGTTCTCCTTTTGTAGTCAATGTTAAGCATAGACTCAATGGGGATATCCTGAAGAAAATGAGATTAATACTTAAGACCCTACGGTATCAGTCAAATCTAAATAGGCGGGTATTAGCGGGGGGGGGGGGGGGAAAAAAAAGGGGGCCTTTGCCCCCCCGGGCATTTTTTTTTGGGGGAGAAAGGGGGTGGCGGTCCCCTCGTTTTAAAATCCCCCCGGGGGG